GTAACTTGAATGGATTCCGTGCCGATTTGGATAAATTAGACACGGTAATGTACAAGATTGGTAGTCGTAATGTAGGATCTATCTTTACACAGATGGCATCTGGTATGCGTACTGCTGCCTCTGCAGTCAATCCACTTGCGAATGGTCTGCCAAAAGTTGCGACAGCAATGACGACAATTGGCCCTGCAGCAACAGCATCATCTAGTGGCATCCGTTCGTTTGGTACAGGATTCCAGCAAATGGCATCTGCAGTAACTCGATCTGCAGTGATGTTTACAATGCTGAACAGTCAGTTTGCATCATTCGGATCAGCTATCATAAATGCTACATCGTCATTGAGTGGATTTAACACAATGATTACCAGTGTACAATCTGGATTCACGTATATCATTCAATCGATCACATCCTTTATCTCGATATTAACAAGCCTCGGAAGTAGTATCCGTACAGTTCAAACGACTATATCCCAACTTGGTACATCAATGGTACAATCTGCGTCTGGGTTCTCTCAACTCGGTAATGCTATGCGTACAGCAATGTCGCAAGTTGTTACTGCGGTTAACACTGGAATCCAGCAAGCTAGATCTGCCCTTACTGCAGGTTTTGCAAGCATGAGTACAGTTGTGTCGACTTCGATGAATAATGTGGCAACTAGTGTCAGAATGGCTATGACCGCAATGAACATTTCTGTCACACAAGGAATGACTCAGATTGGTGCATCTATCAGAACCTCCATGACTTCTGTCAGCTCTATGATGCAAGCGATGTTGAATAATATTGTGACGACTATTTCAATGTCATTCCAGCGAATGACCATGACGATCACAATGGCAATGATGCAAGCAAGTATGGCTATCCAGTCAGGAATGATGCGCATGGTGTTGACAATGACTACCAGCGGTATGCAAATGGCTCAAATTGCACAGCGGACTGGCCAACAGATTTCACAAAATATCACGAACGGTATTAGAAATGGTGTCGGTAGCGCAAGAAGTGCGATGCACTCAATGATGCACGCTATCCAAGCAGTTGGAATGGCTGCGGTTGGTACAATGCGTTCTGTCGGTAGCATGATTGGCCATGGTTTGGCGCAAGGTATGTATTCTGCCCTCGGTGCAGTAACCGCTGCAGCAAATGCTCTTGTAGCACAAGCTGAACGTGCTGCGCAAGCAAAAGCTAAGATCCACAGTCCATCAAGGCTGTTCCGTGATAATGTCGGTAAATTCTTGGCTCTTGGTGTGGCTGATGGTATTGATCGCAACGCATCAGAGGTATCGAAGTCAATGGAGAATTTGATTGACGATGCGTCACAATACACTGCAAGTAATCCTCTTGGCTCTGGATTCGACTACAACGGTGTAATCAATCACGAGATCAAAGAAGCTGACAGCCAAAACAAACCAATGCAATTAACTCTCGAATTGGGTGGTCGTGCTTTCTCTGCATTTGTAGAGGATATCACTACTGCACAAGGTAAGAGAGAGCGAATCAGATTAAAGACAAGTCCTCTGTAAAATGAGGGCTTTGCCTTTTTATAAAAATGAAGAAAGGGGGAAAAATGTATAATTTCACAGATACAAACGAGATTTTAAAAAGCTATGAAATGGGTATCCAGACGACATTCAACGGTAAGACGCTAGAACGTGAACTGACGAACGCAAATGGAGCATTTCAGACTGTCATGATTTCTGGCCGTGGTGTCGTAGGCCAAGAACATCAGACTGTTGATGTGACTGGTCGTGACGGTAAAGTCTTCAGACGCAAGTCTTACAAAGAGCGTGAAATTGAGATCACTGCTTTAATCTCTGGAATCAACAACTCAGCTTTTCGGCTGCAATTTGAAAAACTGAATGAGCTACTGGATACGAATGGGCCAAGTGATTTGATTTTTGGTGACGAACCGAATCGAATCTATAAGGCACAATTTGAATCCGCAGACATTCCAGATGAAGAAAGCAACCAACAAATCATTAAATTGAAAATGATCTGTTACGATCCAAAAAAACTCACGAACAAAAAGACCGTAACTGGTAATCAAGTCAATTATGCAGGGAGCAAAGAAACGTACCCTAAAATTTCCTTTATGGTTGGTGTTAACGTTAATGAAATCAATCTTCTGCACGTTGAACAACAGAAGTATATTCGGCTAAAAGGCACATATACACAAGGGAATCGCATTGAAATTGACATGAAAGAACGCACGATCAAGCTAAATGGCAGAAATGAGCTTAAAAATTTCGATATGGTGAACAGCAGATTTTTCTCTTTGCAAAAAGGGGCTAATACTTTAAGATTGACCCCATCGAGTCAGTTAACGGTTGAATATAGTGAGGTGTATCAATGATTTATTTATTTAATAATAAAGAAGAATTGATCCACATCATCAAAGAACAAGATCTGATCGAATTTACTCATAAAATCGAGATCAACACATTCGACGCTGCAGAATTTGAACTTCCTATTGAGGCAATCGACAAAGAAATCATTGAAGAAATGCGTTTCTTTGGATTCTTTGTGCGTGGCCGTCAATTTGGGGTATTTAAAGCCTACGAAGTGACCACGACTGACAATTATGTTGTCAAAGGTCTCGACCGTGCAGAGAGCGACTTACGAACTGTCCGAATCATTAAGGATAAGCGACTGCAAAGCGTGACTGCTGACCAAGCACTCAATGTAGCTTTAGAAGGCACGGGCTACCAGTTGGGCGAAAGGGAAGGTCTTACCAAAGTAAATAAGACTAATTTCTACTATATCAGCCCTCGTGAAGCTCTCGTGAAGATTATCGAGGCATTTAATTGCGAATTCCGTGTACGATATGAGTTTGTAGAAAATAAAATCATCAATCGCTACATCGATCTATATCATCGGCAAGGCTCGTACTCTGGTGTGCAATTCGAGTACGGGAACAACGCTCTTGAAGTCACGATGGAAGAAGACTCTGACAATGTTGTCACTGCACTTATTGGTCGTGGTAAGGGTGAGGAATCGACAGATTCAGAAGGCAATGCGACTGGTGGATATGGTCGAAGGATTGAGTTTACTGATATTGTCTGGACAAAGGCAAGTGGCAAGCCTATCGATAAGCCTGCTGGACAAAATTACATCGTTTTAAATGATGATATTGAGAACAAAGGACTTTATCAAAATGGCGAGTTAAAACATCGCTGGGGCGTATTTGTCGACGAAGAAATTGAGGACAAAGAAGTCCTGCTCCAAGCGACATATCAAGAGCTTTTGAGGCTCAACAACCCAATCCGTAAGTACAAAGCAAGTATCTTGGATCTACGAGATGATATCTGGCTTGGTGACCGTGTTGCGATCGTCAAAGATTCTGCAAAACTGTCTTTTGAAGCCCGAATCTTTTCGATCACAATTGATAAGCTCAATTTTGACCAGTCGGAAGTAGAACTCGGTGATTATGAGACTTTGAAAAGTCAGTCACAAAGTAGCTCACTCAATGCCGTTAAAGAAGCCGTCAGAGAGTTATCAGAGGAACAAGAAGCCTACAACAGAAAAGTCCAAGAGCTGATCGACAACAAGAACGCTGAAATTGCTGAAAAAATGCGTGTGATGCGTCTCGATATGGACAATGGCATTGAAGATGCCAAAAATAAGGCTGAAAAAGTAAAGCAAGAAGTTGCTGCCAAAGTTGATGAAACTGTTAAGGTTGCAAGTCAAAAAGCAAAGAACGAAATTACACAAGAGTTCAATGCGCAATATGGCGACATCACTGTCAAAATGGAAGAGCTAAAGTCTACTACCGACCAGTTGAAAACTAGTGATGTGGACATTAAGAAGCTGGTCAATGACTTCAAAGCTCAGACACAAAGCCAATTTTCTGGCATCCAAGGCGCACAATCCAGATTTGAGCAGACCACAGAAAAAGCCATCTCTGACCTCACTAATGTGGCGAATGGCAAAGCAGATCGCTCTTACGTCGAGCAGACAGTAAATGGCATCAAAGAAGAGTTCACAAGTTTGAAAGTAGGTTCAAGGAACTACGCTGAAGACTATGATTTTACTCGTGGTCTGTGGTTTTTTGCTCATGGAGATTCAAGTGATTCAACCGGTACAGCAGAAAATGGTGTCTATACTATTTCAGGTAGTACAAACACTTGGAAGCAAGCACAGTTATTTTCTAGCACTGCACCAAGTTGGGCCACATCAAAAACAACTGCTTTGGATTACCTAGAAAAAGGTGAGCCTTACACTATTTCTTTTTATGCTAAAAGAAATAGTGGTTCTGGAACAATGTGGGCTTCATTGCGTGAGAATAGAAAAGCTGGCGACAATCGAGAAAGAATCACTGCTCAATTTCAATTAACAGATGACTGGCAGTTGTACAAGGTTTCTGTCCCTGCATTAGAAAAAAGCGATGAATTTGATTTTTGGCGCATCATTATCGGATATAGTGAAGCAGGTTCGATTTCATTCAAAAAGGTGGAATTGACGCAGAGCACCACCAGAACAGACGCAGGACCAGCCCCAGAAGATCAAAACTATCTAGTTAAACAAGCACAAGCTACTTTTGAGAAAACGGCTCAAGGCCTGTCTACTCAATTAACTAAATTAGAGACAAAAACTGGCCCAAATGGTGAACTTGAACAGCGCATGCTGACTTACTCTGAGAAGACTGCTGTTGACGCTTTAAAAGCAACAAGGCAGATTATAGAACAAGGTTATGTTGCCAAATCTCAATACACTGAGGATGTAGCTGGCATTAATAGAAAATTTGAAAGTGTTTCAACATCAACTGACTCTAAAATTAGTTCAAAACTTGCTGAATTTAAACAAGGCATTGATGGGCAATTCTCAACATTCTCCACAGAATTTGGAATGAGACTGTCCAGTCAAAACTCTGTACTTAATGACAAATTAGATGATTTTAAGGATAGCATCAATGGACGATTTGCAAACTATCAACAAACAGTCAACGGTCAAATATCAACAATCATCAGTCAGTTTGATGGAGTTCTGAAAAAAACGGACATCAACATAACAGATGGCCAGATCTCATTTGGTACAGGTAAGACCATCAATGGAAGGACCATCAGCTCCTTGCTTGTACAAGAGCCAGAAGCTATTGCTTTGATTGCAAAATTGATCAAGGTTAAAGGTGACATGGTAGTTGATGGATCTATCATAAGCAGGCATTTGGCATCTCAAAGTGTTCAAACAGGACACATGGAAGCTGGCTCTGTCACAACTCAGATTCTCGCTTCAAATGCGGTTACTGCTGATAAGCTACTAGTTGATTCTGCAATGATCAACAAGCTTGTAACTAATCAAGCGTTTATCAGAGAATTAATGGCCCAAAAAGCCTTCATCACGCAACTCGCTTCGGTTGATTTTTCTGCAGAGCGAATTAAAGGTGGAAGACTCGAATCAAATACTGGAGCCCTGGTATTTGATTTAGATAGTAGTGCGTTGAACATGTTGACCGACACAGCAGTTATCAGACGAGTTTTCGACAATTTCCCAACCCAATTTATCAGGTATGGAACGCATATCGAGAATGGGAACAGATTCTCGAAAACCATCATTGGATCAAACCGTGACGGTACGGAAAATAGTGGGAACAGGACATTTAGTGGTATTGAAATCTACAACAGCACGAATGAAGACGTTGAAGATTATACTAAGTTTTATGCAGACAAGCTGTACTTGCAACACAGTGAATACAAACAAGGTTGGATCATCCAAAATGCTGGTAAACCAAGAATTGCACCACTAAACGGCACAACATACTCTGAAATGATTGCATCTGATTTTAGAATGATCTACACAGCAGACGGCAATCATCGAAGTGTTGGAACTTATTTATGGGATCTGCTCACATGTTTTGGAATCCTACAAAAATATGGCTGGGATCTCAAAAACAGTGCTGCTCAAAGACACATCGGTGGTGTCCTCTCAAAATATAACTACAGATAGGAGCTATAATGAACGAAAATAATTATGTAGCAATCATCACGGAACTGGCAAATCAACTAGCTAGTAAGTCAATCAATGAGGCTGAATTTAAGGTTCGTCTCACTGAGTCTCAGCAACTAGTAGCTCAACTTGCACAAGAAGTTGAAAGCTATCGCTCTGTCCTAGAGTCCGATAAGGACTTGAAGGATCTTTTTGAAGAAATTAAGAATAAAAACGAGGTAACTAAATAATGGATTATAAAGTACAATTTAAATCATATGATGCAGTAGCTAATACGACCAAGGTAGCAATCAAGCAAGACTTCCCATATCGAGTATTTGAGGAAATTTTGCCAACAAATCGTATGACCGAAGATGATGCGACACTGGTTGAAGCAGTATTGAACATCGTGCGCATGGAATTGGACACATCTGGTGCGGTTGTGACCATCAAGAAAGAACTTGATAAGGCAGTAGAAGCCAACAAAGATGCCATTGCTAAAATCCAAGAATTGACCAAGGAAAAAGAAGAGATGGCTCAACAAATCCAAAGTGTCAAATCAGTGGCTGATTGGTCAGTTCTCGCTCGTGTAACAGATACAGACAATCCAATTGATCCAACTCTGTATGCTCGTGGATTGGAATTGGTAGAAACTGGCCAAGTTGGCAAAGAATACAAGGCGCACGATATCTTTGTT